GACTGAATCTTTTTCGGTCAAATCTTGTAAAATTAATATAACCTTGTAAATGAGGTGTACCTTCTTTACCAACCTCTTTGCCAATAATAAACTTATAGTTAAATTCATTTTCATCCCACAAATCTATGAGGTGAGACCTCTCAGATTCAGTCCAATTATTCAATGTAAAACACCACATATTATACTTAGAATCTTGTAACTTCTTTACTTTTTCCTTCTCAACTACGGCGGGTTTCTGGTTAGTATTACCCTTAGAAACCCTTAAACTGGTGCGACCTTTTTTTGACATTTTATAACATTACTATAGAAAAAAATTATTTTCTCAAACGCATTATATATAAATGGCTTTCACATCAAAAAAAGGATTTAAAAAAAAAGTTATGCGCAAAACACTTTTCAAACGTGGTATGAAAAAGCGCTATAGAACAACTTTTAAAGGCAAACAAGCATATAACATAGGAGCTATATACAAAGATATAACTTTCCTCAAGTCACAACTTAATGCTGAACATAAGCACATAGATACTACATTCGGAACTGGTGGACCTGTAACATACGTAACGCAATTCCCTTATAGGGATGCACCTATCATACAGCCTCTTTCTCTTCCTAGCCATGGATTATATAATAATAATCGTGTGGGAAATCAAGTAGTCTTCACAAATATAACATGTAAATACGGCATCTTATTTGCTAACACAACTGATCGTCGGAGTCGTTCAACAATACGGGCACGCATAATCTGGGCGAAATCTGCAGATGATGTACCTTTGATTGCAAACCTCTTAATGGCTGACCCTAACGATGAGTATACTGAAATGTCATACGTCAACGAACAAGAATACAGAAAATATATTTGGACTAAATCACTAGATGTAACACAATCTCATCAAGAACAGACACGTTACAACGGTTCTTCAAGTTCTGTTGGATCTCCTCTTGCTCCTAATCAATACTCGAGATATTATCCACGCGCTAGCTGGAAAGGAAGAATTAGAACTGAGTTCGAAACTGGAACATCTACTTGTACAGTAAATAAACCATATATTTTATTAACATCTAATGCATACAAAGATCCTTTAGAAACTTACGCTGAAGATCCGATCTCTTTCCAAGGAACCATACGGTTAACATATATTGATAACTAAACCCACGGTAAAGTCATTACATGAACAACCTCATTTTAAAAGGGCGCGAGCCCGTTAATTTCGAAGAAATTTTTAATAAATTTTTATTAAAAATTTTCGCGGATAGCTTGAGTTCGTAGAACGAATCGTTAATCATCCCAATCACAAATCAAATTTTTTTCAAACTTTACTTTTTTCGGTTTTACGATAACATCATCTTTATCTAAACACTTTACAATCCATCTGTCACCTGACATAACATCTTTATCTAAATTAGGCGGGTAATTAGCAAATATTAATATATGAGGACAATTACGCGTGACACCTGCACTTTCATACTTAGCACTAAACATATAACCATCTTTCAAACATTCCACACCTCCATAACTAATATTCTGTTCACTTTCTGCCCGTGGAATATTCATTATATATATCTTACTATTACTATTCTTATAAGCGTACGCTATATCACTTTTCTTTCCTCCAAACTGACTTGCACAATAACGTACAGTTAAATACTTGCAAAACGTTGTTTTTCCAATCTTTCCTTCTTTAGACCAATACCAATGTATAGCTCTATCATCGGCTTTTTTCTCAATCATATTACATATATCAACTTGCCAATCAAATAAATCTTTTTTCTTTAATATAATTACTGGTTCGGGAACTGCCAAACCAACTACATAATAATCTTTATCTTTAGCACAATAAATTACATTAGCTTCTTCCCTTTCTTCCCATTTTTCACCTGGCTTTAGCTTACATGGCTGCCATTGTATACGTTCATTTATCTTTTGTAATTGACTGAATCTTTTTCGGTCAAATCTTGTAAAATTAATATAACCTTGTAAATGAGGTGTACCTTCTTTACCAACCTCTTTGCCAATAATAAACTTATAGTTAAATTCATTTTCATCCCACAA